GAAGTGTTTCTGCTTCTTTAGCTAGTATTAACACAACTGTTGGTGCTCTATCTACTGAGTATAGCGACTTACAAAATATACCTTCAGGTATAGTTTCTGCATCAGCATTATCTATCCCTCCAATACAAGGTAAAATAGCTTTATCTACAAACGGAGTTGCTGCAAACGCTCTTTCGTTAAACAACTTATCATCAGGTGATTCACCAACATTTGCCGACTTAACTCTTGATAACTTTGCATCAGTATCAGCTTCATTAGCAGCATTAACTGCAGGAACAATTACAATTAGTAACGATGCTAATAACAGAGTATTAACAGCAGTAGGTGACTCAACCTTAAATGGTGAACAGTATCTTACATTTGACGGCAGTACATTAACCGTTGGAGGTACTACAGTTATTGGAGCCTTTACAAATTCTAACTCAGACATTACAGGTCTACTTGGAGGTTCAACTTTCGGTTCTTTAATAGAAGGAGGAGCAAGCGGACATGTTGCAGTCGGTATAAGAGGAAATGACACTACAGATTCTTTTGCTATAATTAGTGGAGATGGTGATTTCTACGCTAATGATACATACGATAAAGTATGCTTCAAAGTAACAAATCAAGGTATAACTACTATAGGAGGTAATCTAACTGTAAACGGATCAATTTCTGCTACAGGAGATATCTCAGCATACTTTTCTTCGGATGAAAGATTAAAAGATAATATTGAATTGATTAATGATCCAATTCAAAAACTAAAACAAATAAAAGGTGTATCTTTTGACTGGAACGATCAGTCAACAAACACCGGCCATGACGTAGGAGTAATAGCACAGGATATCGAAAAGGTATTACCAGAGCTAGTTGCTACTAGAGATAATGGCTTTAAAGCAGTACGTTATGAGAAAATAGTCGCGTTATTAATAGAAGCTGTCAAAGAACAGCAGTCTCAAATTGAGGAGCTGAAAGCAAAGCTCTAGCGACATAACCTAATCAATATGAACATGCCAACACTACCTACCTGGACTTTTCAGGGTAGGCTTATAACAGAGATTTCAGACATGCCGAAAGGTACTTATGGTTTTATTTACGAAACCTTACATAAGCCAACCGGTTTGAAGTACATAGGAAAAAAAGTACTATTCTTCGAACGTAATAAAAGACTAGGCAAAAAAGCCCTTGAAGCTTTGAGAGAAGAAAGAAAGGCAAAAGGTATAGGAGGAAGAACTCCACTTAAGCAAAAGGTTATTACAGAATCAGATTGGAAAGATTATTATGGTTCACATAAAGACATATTAAAATACGTAAAAGAATCAACTAATCTAAGATCAGATTTTGAAAAAAGGATATTAGCATTCGTACCTAATAAAAAGCTATTAACCTATTTTGAATGTAAGTACCTATTTATTAATGAAGTACTAGAGCATGACGATGTATATATCAACGATAACGTTCTAGGAAAGTTTTATAGAAAAGACTTTAAATAATGAAACTGATAGAAATTTTAACAGAAGAGAATAGATATAACGCCGACGGTTACGACGAAGGTGATATCAAGCTCATGGGAGATATGATTCTTCCTACTGATAAAATGGTCGTATTACAAGCAGAAGAAGATACATATAACAGAGGACTACTAGTAACCAGTAATAAAGATAAAAGTTACGACGTAGCCTATTGGGCAGATGATAAAACTAAGCCCTATCCTATCGGTATAGAAATAGACGGAAAGGAAGTATCTAAAGATGCTAAGATTATTAAATTCATGTTTCATCCTGAAATGAAATAAATTATGATTAAACTACAAGAACTAGTCGGCGTACCATCTTTAAAGTACCATTTAGACAATGGTCTCTCTTTACATGAGAATGTCTACCGGTACTCTTCAACTGCTTTTATACAATTGTTTACTGAAGCAAGACAAGCTGTTAGAGACGGTAAAATTAAACTCAACGAAGAAGATACTTACTTGTTAGAGAATACTGACATAGGAGAATACGGAGAATATAATGGTATGAAAGTACCACTAGACTTACCAATGATCTCTTCTGGAAAAGATCCTTTATTTGAAATTGGATCTCTAATAGACGAAATGTTAGAAAACGAAGATCTACTTGATGAAGGAACCAGTATTGCAGAAATGATAGATTATGACTTAGTAAAAGAGTTAGTCGAGTCAATGGGCGCTGCAATTAATATGGAAACGTTTAGAAAAGCAGTTAAGTTAAATGAGGAATTAGATTATTCAGGATTTGATATGCTAAAAGCTTCAGTAGACTATATGTCAGAAGCAGAATATAAAGGTAAAAAAGTTGCTCTTAACAAACCAAAGCGTGGAGGCTCTAAAAAGTTCTACGTTTATGTTAAGTCAAAGAAAGGAAACGTTAAGAAGGTATCATTTGGTGATACTGGATTATCAGTTAAGTTGAAACAAAGAGGAGCTAGAGCATCATTTGCAGCTCGTCATAAATGTTCAACAAAGAAAGATAAAACAAAAGCAGGTTATTGGTCATGTAATATTGGCCGTTACTGGAAATCATTAGGCGGTGGATCAAACTTCTCAGGTTACTGGTAGACCATATTCTGAAACAGAAGAGAATGGTTATATAATAAGGGAGTTTTCTCAAGATACTTCCTCATTTGAATTCGTATGGCATAGAGACAAAGAAGATAGAATAGTAGAAGCCATAGGAAAAACAGATTGGAAATTTCAACTAGATAATTCGGTTCCTACAGAAATAAATCGTATCTTTATACCTAAAGAGACATACCATCGACTCATAAAAGGGTCTGGAAATTTAAAAGTACGAATAAAAGAAGTTACAGGTATTGAAAACATTCATCATAACACTGAGTCAAAATGAAGACTCACTCAAGTCAGCTCAACAAACAATTCAATCTGCAAAAGATGTTGGGTACAGTGAACCTATAGAACTATTCGAAGCAGTACTTCCTACCCAATGGAAAGATATCCTACCAGATGATAATAGTCATTTTAGTAGGTACGGTAGACCTGATAACGTAGGAGCTTGTTTTGCATCTCATTACTTACTTTGGAAAAAATGTTTAGAGTTAGGAGAGCCAATCTTAATTTTAGAACACGATGCTATATTTGTAGATAATTTACCGGACATAGAATTCGATCAATGTGTTAACTTTGGTAGACCAAGTTACATAAGACCTTATGAAATGATTTATGAAGAACCGCAAGACGGTCTTCACCCTTTAATACAGTTAAATTTTTTAGGTCATCATGCTTATGCAATTAAACCTACAGCAGCAGCTCAGTTTATAAGTGATGCAGAGCATAGAGAGTTAACCGCTAATGATGTATGGATAGATAAAATTACGTACCCGTGGTTAGAAGAATATAGACCATACCCTATCATAGCAGATACTAACTTCTCAACAGTACAAACCGACTTACCAGAAGATTTACCTCTGATACAGGAATACCTCAAAGTGACAGATAAAGATAGCCCTCATCGTAGTTACATAGAAAAATGGTTCCCTCAAGTATTAGAAAAACAATCTAACAGACACATAAAAGCAACTGCTAATGAACTACCAAAAGAGTATGTAGAGCTTTACCCCGGGTATTGGGAGAATGATATTTATGCATGGATAAGAAAACCAATAGTAAATAATAAGTATCTTTTAGTAAGCTGGAGAATGTCAGGGTCTGAATTTTGTAAAGAAGCGATAAGAGAAAACTTTCCTGAAACAACATCATTAGATTATTGGGCTAAAAGCCATGTAGTATTAGATGGAGTTGTAGAAGATAGTTTACTTAACTTAGCCGATACAAAAGTATTTATGATCATTACTGACCCTAGAGAAGTCGCAATGAATTTATTTCACTTCGATAATGGTATTCATCTACATGATAATGATTATGAGAGTGGAAGACATAAAGGAGTTTCTTTTCTTAATGAAGTAGCCGATAAACAGATAGAACTTATAACATATTTTAAGAAGACTTTTGGAGATAGATGCGTAGTATTAAAATACGAAGATGCGTTTTATTATCAAGATAAGTTTTTAAATTCAGTATCTAAGTTCTTAGATTCAGAACCTTTAGGTATAGATGATGTTAGAAAGTATAAAAGATCTATATATAAAAACGTAGGAGACTTTAATCAATTCTTCTCAGAAGAAGATCTAACAAAACATTATAGTAAATATAAAAGCTTTTATGACGAATGGGATTATCCAGAAAAAGGAGACATACTGCACAAGTATAGTTGGAGTGACGCAGAGACGGGAGACAAAGTAAAATATTCTGACCTATTAGACAGAAATGGTATAAGGTTAATTAATAAATGTTGCTTTACAGAAGCTGATAGAACATTATCTAACAGAGTAAAAGGACTAAATGAATTCTAAAAAGAACGTTATCATCGTATCTGCTAGAAGAAGTGGAACACATTTACTTACTGACTTAATAGTCAACAACTTCGGGTACGAGAGTATTAACTACAACTATATCGACTTCGCTAAATTTACAGATGAGATGCCTATTTTTAAATCTCTAATGTACGAAGGCGGTAAAGTGACTTGGACACATGCACATGACTTTAAGGATTATTTAAAGTATAAGCATAGTGAAGAGAATAATAATGAGCTAGACAAGTTCTTTTCTGAATCTAAAATTATATTAGTTTATAGAGATGTTAGAGATATTATAGCATCATGCTATCACAGACCGAGATATAAATCTAAGTATAAAACATTTGATAACTTTTATAAGAACTTTGATTTCGATGGATATGAACTAATTGATCAGACTTACGATAATACATTTGAATTGCTACTCCAGTATTATAAAAATTGGTTTTCTGTTTATATGTCAAGAGAACTTCTTGGACTAGATATTGAGATTGTATCATTCGAAGAAACAATAGAACTGTATACCGAAACTGTAGGTAAGATAGGTAAATTCTTGGAACAGCCAACAGATGATATAGTTGATATAAGATTACCTAATAGCGTTGATAAAGACGTAATATACACAACTAATGATTTTCGAAATGGCAAAGTAGGAGACTGGGTTAATACATTAGGTAGTAAACTAGGAAATGGATTAGGAGAAAAATACTACAGGGACTTAGGAGCAGGATTAGACTGCTTCATAGGTGATATTAAAATTCATAAATACCACTACCCTGAAAGATCTAGCTTTCAACTAAACTCTAGAGATTGGAAATCATTAGAGGTTAAAGTAGATAAAGAATTAAAAGAATACGAAGATACATTTGCACCTTTACCGATTGATTTAGACAATAGGTATGAAGAAGCAACAGGTAGGTCTCAAGACTTTAGATATATTCATAAAGTATTTCATTACGATGATAAAATTTTAAAGTTCTTATACCCTTGTAAAGCAACGTTAGAAAAGAAAGTATTCGATACTGTTATACCTGTAGCATCTAAAGAACAGTTATTGACTATAATTAAAACAAATAAGTTTCTATACGACAATGGAATAACTCCTAAACTATATCACGCAGGTATACATAAAGGAGTGTTGTACGCTTTTCAAGAAAGATACCCTGTTAAAAACGTACTTTACGAAAAGCATAACTTTCATCCTGAATGGGGCAATTACGACTGGGTAACCGATATGGGGTACCGTAAAGCCTTAATTAGCCATTTTAATAAAGCATATGAAAACAATATTCTACTCACCGATATCTTCAGCGTATATAACTGTGCTCTAGATAATGAAGGAAATTTAAAGTATATAGATATTGACGGT